GGATCATAGTCAGCATTCCAATTAGTTGCATTTGTAGTACTATTAATAATTTTCATCTTAAACATACGATCAAGACGAGGAACATATACATCTTCGTTTAACATTAAGTTTCTATAGAGATAGTAAACATAAGTACCAGAATCCTGACTTGTCTCTCTTTTACTTACGACATACATATAGTTGTCATAGCATTGAAGAGTTTCAATAGATTCCTGATCATCTAAAAGATATCTATAGAAAGAGTTTTGAATAACCCGATCACCACTGAATCTATTAATATAACCATAGATATGGTTGGGCTGATCGTCATCTACAAACAGCAAAGTATCCTGAGCTGGAGCCGTGGCTGCAGCACGATACTTTCGGGGAAGATAGCCAGCAGCTTGGCTGGATACTTCGACAGCCGAGGCAAAGCCCATGTTTCCCTTACCTGTAAACAGGAACAGACGCTGCGAGTCAAAGAAGTATAGTCGTGATCCAATGAACTGAGGATCAAGAATGGGAGCAGTAGAGTAATATGTTACTGGAGCTACTGCGACATTGCTTGGTGAAATCTCAGCATCAGATGCACCAGCTAACTGGAACTGTGTATTTGCCTTTGTATTGATAAACATATAATCTTCAAACGGAGTCATGCTTGTGATTTCACAATAGTTGTTTGAAGAGACACGAATATCAATAGGATCTGTACTTACAATATTAGAAGGATCATCATAAAATAGGTTTTCATATTCACCCATTTGTGATGAAAATATAACATCATCTGCAGCAAACCAAAGTCTGTCTTTGAATACCGCAATGCTTGTAATAGGAACCTGTCTTAATGACTTTCTATCGACAGTCTTAAAGATACTTGGACCGGGATTAGATCGTTTGTCACCACTTGTTCTAGCAGTCCATTTGATTGGCTCTATTTTCCATGTAGTTACATTGGAAGCATTGATTGTTACCACAAGCTTTTGTGGCATTCGTCTTGGATCAATATAAGAATGCTCGTCTGGTGTTCTTATCTTCTGCAGATAAGGGCGACCATCGGTTGTAATTTCAGTTGTATGGACTATACCACCAGTTGTTCCACTTGTTTTATAAATACCTTTAGTTAAATCTGGCGTAGTACTATCATAATAAAACTTTTGATCGGTTGGGTTCCAAGAGATAACTCTATAAAAACCAGAAGTTGAATTTAGATATGGATTAACCATGAAGAAAATCTTACCACGACCGTCAATAATATTGTTTAGATTTGTATCAGGATCATATAACAGACGAAGCATATCTCTTGCTTTAGTGTCTGTTGTTGTAGTAAGTTTTGAGTTATTAGAATACCAATCATCAGCTTCAGGCGGTAGTTTTACATCAGAAAGATCGTCTACTTTTTGACCAAGGTATTGCTTATCTGACTCAAAGTAAAAGTAATCATCTACTGAAATATAATCAGCTGTTTTTATAACAATAGAATATACAGAAGAAGTAGTTGGTGTTACAGTCCAAGTACCAGAAATAGTAGCAACTTTAGTTGTGCCATTATATGCTGTTATTACTTTACTTTCTCCAACACCGGGACCAGATGTAATTGTTATTGTTTGTCCAATATAGGTATCATTTACAGAAGAAGCAAAAGAATCTAAAGTAATTGTAGTAGATGACCCAGAAACAGCATTTCCTTGTACATTTTGTACACTTAGGTCTATTGAAAATCTAGAATCTGTTGTTGTTTGTGGGCTGAAAGCAGCACCATAAGTATCTGCTTTTTTTGTACTACCAGTGTAGTCTTTAATCCACCTTGTCTGTCCTATGCCCGGTCCTGCTGTAACAGTAACAGCATACCAATTATAAGCATCATCTACATTAAAGGATGAGTCAGATAAATGAATATGAGTCGCTCCACCAGCTGTATTGCTTTTTCCTGTATGGACAGCTGGTTTCCAGCCTAATAAAACATCATCAGCAGTTTGTGGAAAACCATCATCACCAGTATTATATACTTTCATAACTTTAGCTGCAGTATAGTAAGTAAGTTTACGACCCTCAATGTCATCAGTTACTGTGACATCGCCGTTGAGATCAAATAACTTACCACCAACATCTGAACTAAAGCCAGCTCGTACATTCTTGTTTAGAATAACAACGCTTGATCCCAAAGATACAGCCTTAAGAGATTCTTTAGCTGTCTTGCTATTGGGGTTGTGTGTAATGTAAGCTCTAGTAATTGAACTTACTGTACCACTTGCATTGGTTTGTGTGGCTGGTGTTAGATCTTCCCAAGATCCTGTAGGGTATACACGGAAGATATAGAATAACTTATCACCATCGACAGTAGCATCAAAATCAATTACAACTAAAAAGGTATTGTCTTCGTTAATGCTATACCAATAAAACCATAAGTCATGGGTTGGATCGACATCAGCTAATGCATACAAATCAAGCCGCATTGAATCTAAAGAAATATCCCAAGAAGAAGCCGTAGTCACGGTTTTCTGTGGAACAATCTCAAATCCGGGTCGCTTCTCAAAGTTTCGTTCAAGAGACACCAGAGCATTATCAATGTTTTGTGCTTCATTAGGTTGTCTTCTATTTGGAGACTGTCGCCCTACACTGTTTAAGGTATAGACTGGAATAGTAGTTGTAACTAATCCAGCCCGTGGTCCTCGTCTTCGTATAGCCATTAAATTCCTCCGGTACGCCAGTACCTAAATCTGTTTGGATCACTGAAGTAACGAGAGCGCATTGCTGCATCTCTTAGAATACTTGAGGATGAAAAGATGTTTTTCTTCTTATCATTTACATCTGATGCTTTACCTTTGATACTATGGAGTTGTTCCTGATAACCTAAGAAAGCATCGGTTGCTTCATCACCTTGGGTAATACTCTGGTAATGGCGCATAGCGGTGGCAAGAATAGCTCGCTGTGCAGTTGTTTCCAGATTCTCCCAAGGGAGTTTCATTGTGTATTCGATATAATAAGGACCAGACTGATGCTTCCAGATATCTGTGTTATCTGTAATATTCCATAGTCTAGCAGGAGAGGAATTAAATAAACCTCTTGCTTTAATAATTGTCATACCATCTGCAGCAAAATGATTTGAAACTAGTTCAATTGCTAGAATACCTTCTTCATCGCTGTCTGGTGTAGGAAATACAATTGTACCATCAGCAGTCAATTCATATTTCTTAATAAACTTATTAGAAGCAAGACCTCTTAACTGGTAGTCAAGACTAGTCTGCTCTAGGATTGTGTTGGCAATTCCAGTATCAATACCTGATTCGCCTTCTAGGTCGGCTACAAGGTTTTCGCCTGAAGCCAATAGCATTTGATTAATTGCTTGTAACTTAGTAATTAAGCCCATATAGCCTCCTTGTTGTTAGAATAAAAAAAACCACCCGGCTCCCACTTAAGGGAGCCGGGGGTAGATAATGATCACCTCCTCTTCAAACGCGGTTTATAAAAACAAACCCGAAAGTAGAGTGTGAATCAATCATTAGACTACAGAGAAGTACTCTGCGCTGAAGCCGTTAGCGAGGTTGTTTGCAGCACCATTCAAGAGTGCGCGTAGATCGCTGCGGCTTGTAGTACCATCAATACCAACGATAGCACGGCAAAGCTCTGGACGGATTAGACCAGTACCCTTGAGCATGCTTGCAACGGTGAACTGAGTGTTACGACGAACATCAGCAACGGTATCAACCTTCATACCCTGTAGTGATAGACCAGCAACGGCCTCTGGCTGGAAGATCACGCCGTGGAGGTTGATTCCGCTGGCATCTAGGTTGTACTTAGCAGAACCGATGGCAGCACTTTCAAGGTTTGTCTTGGGTAGGTGGTTGCTCTTAACAATTCTTACACCCATGTACTCTAGGCTGTCGGTCATGGCGTTCATGCCCATTGAAATTGGAGCACCTGCACCACCATAATCATCTCCAGCAGTAAACATTGGTGTCTTCAAGAAAGCGACAGAAGAAGAATCAGCTGACTTGGTAATACCAAGAGCACGGATTACTTGGAAGACCTTTGGAGTAACAACGCAGTAAACATTGTTAACCTGTACATCGTTTTCCTGACACTTGACAAGATAATCTTCAATACCTTCTAGAACCTTGAGAGCGGTTGTTTCAGTTGCGGCTGAAGGAGCAACAGCACCTACATCAATTGGAGCTTGGAAAGCATTGGTTGTGAAGTCAGAACCACGGGGATCGTTAGTAATTGGAGCTACAGCGCAAGCAGCGACTAGGGCTACGGCAAGCTGACGATCACGGGTGTTAGCAAGAGTTAGACCAGACTGACGAGCTAGCTCAGAGCGGTAATCCCACTGAGTGATGAGCAAGTCAATGTTGTCAGTCTCAAAGTGAGCAGCCATTGGGCGAGCATCAAGGTTTACCTTGAAGGTACGGCTAGTGTTGCCCTTACCTGAAAGCTCTTCACCAGCTTCCCAAGCAGCCTTGAGATCTACGGTTCCTGTGATTGGGAACTCGTAAGAGAAACCACCAGAAATTGTTCGGGTGGTGACCATGTTCTCAAACATGTTGTACTGATCATAGGCGTTGATTACTTCGCCAGACCAGAGTGGGAGCCAGAGTTTGTTCTGACCGAGAGTACCGCCAGAGGTGGCGGCGGAGGTTGAAGCGCGGTAAACCATATCGGTTCCGGCTAAGTGATCTGTTAGTGGCATGTGTTTATTCCTTTTATAAGTAGACTAAAATTTGAGACAATAATAGAAAGCTCAATCGTTCGATTGTTCCTAAAGGAGTCTACTTGCTTGAGTGAGTTCAGCCAAGGGCCATCCATTACCACATGGGGGGATTTGCCCATAGGCTGTCCTCAGTCAATCCGCTGTCTCAGGTGCGGATTATTTGGGTAGTTTTGTAAAATCAGTTCGTAGCATCCTTTGTTCAACATATTCGCGGAACTTAGGATTAACTTCAAACCGTCTATCATTGCGCTCAGCCATGAATTCACGCTTAGTTTGGTAAGCGGTAAT